TTGCAAGATGCGGAAATACCGACATACAGTGTCCCAAAGTTCAAACCAGAAGTCGTCTTTATTTTTAATAAGCAAACAAGAATGGAAATCATTAGCACCACAGACAGCATTACAATCACACCAACAATTATGTATACCAATTGATTCAGCGGAATGTGCCAAACTCGGAACTAAACCAAAAGAAGCAATCGCAATCTGTTTACCAAAAGAAGCACACGGCCGATACAATCTCGAAAACTTTCCAAAAGCAGTCGCTTTTATATACGTAAACGAGGAACATGAAACTCAGATGCATAACTATCTTACCCGATTCTGCGATGGAAGAAGCGAGCGAGGAGAATATCACACAGAAATTATCGCTACAATTAAGTCAAGAGTGCGAGTTACACCCCAAACACCAGAAGTGCCAATGCCGGAAACAATTAGAAATAGCAATGTTGAGACTCCCGTAGTACAAGAGATGGTCAATGTCACCAGCGTTAACTTATGCGATGATGCGACGATAAAAGCGTTAGATTCAGAAGATGATGAAGTACATGATTCAGAATGGATACAAAAATTTGGATGTTATTCAGTCACCGATTCAATATCATCAATTGTTTTAGGCGTTAAAATTCCAAGCGACGAGAAGGTAGATGATACCTTTCGAGTACATGCCCGAGCACTTAAACCGATGGGTAAGTGGAAACACGAAAGATACGAAGTGGAAAGAATAGTTGCGTACGAAACGGAAATTAACAAAGCAAATCTGACTGGCAATATGCAAGGAATGGCGACAATAGATGTTGCGAAATGGCATGAAAGAACAACCATTATATTGTATGAATTAATGAATGCACACGTCACAGCACACATGAAATTTGTTCACACATATATTTGCAAAGTGCCTTCGATTCGTAAATTATTTGTCTTCCCGATGTTACTATCCGAAAAAGGAAACGCATATCTAAATGAAATGACAAGTCACACTGAGAATCAAATTCGATACGAAATTTCAAATATAGATGGACTACGATGGATGATGGGATTAGGTTGGACAATATTTGCAAAACAACGATTATCAGGTATAGACGGAAGGATATGGTTTAAGAATATTATGTGTAGTTGCAAGGATTGGATAACTGACCACCAAAGTACATTGCCAATACAATTGCAGATGCGATACAAAGAAAATGATGCATATGGAATCTCCGGAATAGAACTGACATGGTAGACGCTTCTAACGAATAAGTAGGTTCCTGGTCGTGATCTGGTCGTGTGAATTGCAACCCGATG